TGTTGTAATGCTACATCTTTATTATCTTCAGCAACAATATCCTGAGCAATGCTATGCCCTTCAGCAATAGTAGCATTTAACTTAGCTTGTTTTTCAGCTCTTAAATCATCTAAGGCTGCACGTGATTCATTAATAGCCGCTTGCTCTCCTTCTAATAACGCTAATTTATAAGCTGCTGTTAATTGCCTATCTTTAGCGCTTAATACATCTAATTCAGCTTGGTATATTTCTCCTGCGCTGGCTTTAGTTGATTTTAATAAAGTAACATTTCTTTCTAATACTTTTGTTTGACGAGATAATAAATCTACTTGCTGCTTAAGAGATTGAATCATGCCGCTTTTATTACCTACTAAAGCTTCTAATTCTTTCCAATAAACAATAACACCAGCTATAGCAGCAGCTAAAAAGAAAATAGGATTGGCTTTAATAGCTTGCAATAATCCTTTTAAGGCATTCTTTCCTGCGGACAATAAATCACTAAATCCTTTGCTAATATCTTCAGGCTTTAATCTGCCTAAATTTCCTGCGACTAAATTTACCGATTGGCTTAATCCTTCGAAATCAAGATTTCTAATTTGATTGCCCATCATGCCAAATGAATTAGTCAATCCTTCTACAGCAGGGCCAGTATTTCCCTTAACCGCATCGGCTGCATCATTCATTCTATCTTTCAATTCACCCATCTTAATAGACAGTTCATTGAATTTCTCAGTACCTGGATCGTACTTATCCTGCTCTTTCTTTAATATCTTATACTGCTGCGCTAAAGTCTTAGTAGCTTCCTCTACTTTTTGAGTGTTCTTATCAGTTTTTTCAAGCTGTTTGTTAATCTCTTCTAATCCTGCAAAAGTTCCATCATCATTAAAGAGGAGCTTCAATATCATTTCTTGTGCTGCCATTATACTATGCTATAAATTGTTAATGTAATTAATCCTACTAACCCTATTAGTATAGTGTAATTAATAGCTCTTATTTGCCATACCTTAAGCCTTGCATGATGGCTACCTACTGCATGCTGAAAAGTCTTAGTTTTACCTTGCGCTCCAGCACGTAGCAAAGTCATGCTGATTAGTATATCTTGTTCAGGATTTGTCATATTATAGGTGTACGTTGGAATTTAGACTGAGTGTATTGAATCGTTGCGCTGATTACTGCTGTTTTACCTACCACTTTTGCTGTGATGTATGGTGCTATTTTGTTACTTACTACAGGCATGTACAAATCAAAAAGACTGCTACCCCATCCGCTATTAAATTGATTCACTAAAATTGGAGTAGAGCTGTATTGAGTAGTCTTATCTTTCCAAATCATAGAGCTGTATTCTAAGCTTGCCACCTTGCCTGTGAAGTCGGTAGTGCCATAGTGATATTCAAGTATAGAAATGTATACCTTAACCATCCACACAGTTTCTGTAGGCATGATGATAATACCACCATCTACTCCATCTACAAATAAATCTATGTTTGTTGGATTAGATTCTAAATTGCCTAATCCCATGAGCTGAATAAAGCCATGTTGGCTGCGCCCTGGTAATGTTATCCCGAAGTCTGATGCACCATCGTACCACGTACCCCCACCAAAGTGCACCCCTCTTACGTCAGCCTCTGCCCATCGGCCCATAACTGTAGTGCCTTCCAAGTTAGGTCTAATGAAGTTGCGATATCCAAGCGCTTGGCTGTAGTTATTGTTAGGGCTAATACCATGACCTAAGCCACTCACTAAGATGCGCTCATTATTATTTTCTATCTCAGCTCTATTAACGTTACCCATTCCGGTAGCACTCTTCTGATTACCACTTGTATTAGTGATATTGCTACCACCTACGTTGTTAGGTGAGCTGATGATGCCGTTACTACCGCTCTCGCCTGTAGATGCAAAGCAGCGACCTTTATCTGTGCTCCATGTGTAACCGTAATACTCACAGCATTCTTGTGATCCGTAGCTTGTATCTCCATCATAATCTAAAAACTGTACTGCTCCTGTGCTTACGTTAATGTTTAGTGGTGTGTATTGGCATAAAGCTCCTATATCTAACAAGCGCATAAGCTTGCACTTAGTTACCTGCTCTTCCGCTACTATGTAATCTGTTAATTCTATAACTCTCCACCACGAATCCTTAATCCAAATCTTATCATTAAACTTGAGCCCAAATACATCAGTTACACCAAGCTGAAAGTAAGCCTCCATTATCTTCTGCTCATCATCGTACAGCTCTGCGATATACTCTCTCCAATATCTATCCCAAATTGTATGTAATGGCATAGCCTCTATTGGATGCGGAGGAATCTCTTGGCCAAAGTTTAGGTCATTAGTTCCTATTGCTGTTGGAATAGAACGGTAATGGCTAAGTAGTGGGATAATAGTAAACGTACCTTCCTCAGCTACCTCATCATAAACCATAACTACAGCAGCTTCGCCTGCATCTCTTCGGTAGAGGATGCGCGGCCCAGGTGACATAAACTCGCCTGTCTCATTAAAGTATTTTGGAATGATGTAGGTAGTGTTAGGAATTAAGTCACATGGTGAAGCTCCAAAGTTTAACTCTACTGTGTAATCACTTGTACTAAAGTCATTACCTGCATCGGTTAATCTAAGCTCGCCATAGACTCTCTGCGCTCCACTCTTGTACTTAGCATTAAAGAAATCTCCTTGCTCTTTATAGCTCCACTTAAGCACGCGCTTTCTAACATCTGAAGCTGGAGTTAATGTGATGTCTTTAGATGCGTCTAACTTGCCTGTCCAATCATAATCATTACCACTACCTAAATACTCCACCATTGGAATAATTTCTACTGCGTTAGGCATGTTAGGATTAGGCACTAAGACAGCGTTAAACATTTTAAGGATGTCGCGCAAGTAATCTACCTGCTTCATCTCAGGTGCGTTGTTAGCTATCTGAACAGGGTAAGCGTAATTTAAACCACTAACGTAAGAGAATGCAAAGAAGCTGTTTATACCTAAAGCATCTGTCTGAATTTCTATTAATGGTGAGCTACCTGGATGCGCTCGCATAACTACAGTGTAAACATCACCCTGCTGCACATCTAACTGAAAAGTAGAATAAACGCTAAATGGATTAACAGGTGTAGTAGGTTGAAAGCCTTGCGTGATATAATTATATTGGTAAGATGTAGGCCCTACTCCCATCGTTGTAGGAAATGGTAGCAAGTCAGTTACTCCACCTCTTACACGCTGTAACATGACATCGTATAAATGCTGAGTATCTGATGTATATCCTGTAGTATCTACTTCTACCTGTAGTTTAATTTGGACTCCTGCTGTAAAACTACCCTGTGCTGTGTAAGCATTGGATACCCAGCTGTTAGATGGATCACTTACCTCGTGCCATCCTGTTAGCTGCTTCTGATAGTATCCATTCTCAGCCTGAACATTTAAGTTAAATGAAGTAGCTGATGTAAAATCTACCTTAAATTTAGCCTCGTCATTACTTAGACCTTCAGTTGTTGGCCCTGTAACGTAAGGCACGTACATGCGTTGCAGCTCTTCGTCTATTGTTGTTCCACTCCACGTAAAGCCTGCCTCAGTTATTATCTTATCCATTAGCCACTTAGCCTGAAGTGCTAAGGTTAATTCACCGGTATAGATGGGATTAACTGAGCTGAAGATTCTTCTGCTGCCTATTGAACTATCTTCAGTCCAATTCTGCCCTCTATCAGTTAACGTATAGCATACTGCTCCGCCAAATAAAGTACCATCGTTAATATCGTTAATTGTAGAATACTCACTATCATGCGCTAAATCTATGTAGTCTAATTCTTTGAGTAACTTATCTCCAATGCTGCGAGCTAAGTCTACTGTCTCTCCAAAGAATGCTATAACAAATTCGTGCACCTTATCCTGATGCGTTACCGCCTGCTTGAATTGTATGTGTCCCTCAGCTATTGGTAAAGTGTTTACTGATAGCGTTGCATCTATCTTACGCAGTACGTTAATCTGAGTAGTATCGTCATTCAGTAAGTTAGCATTGTACTGCTGCCCAAAGAAATCTACGTTATTCTTAGTAGCAGGTATTCTAAACTCACGCGAGAATGCGCCCCTCGTTGTGAACTCAGAAACGCTGTTGAAATTAGATGAATAGCTAATGCTCTCATTCTCGTATAAGTCTACTACTATAGCAGCACCATTCGATGCTGTTACTGTTAAGATTACTTCTGCTCTCATTATGCTGTATAATCGTTACTGAATTTTAACATTAATTCTAAATCATTCTTCACGTATGACTTACTCTTAATAGCTGTATAGTTATTGCTATCAATTACCACAGGAGTAGCTGAGCCATCTGCGTTAATGATGTAAACTGATTCGGAGTAAATCAGATTCTTTAAGTATTCGAATTGCCCTTCAGTTAAGAAGTCAGTTCTAACTCTAAGCATCTTCTCTACGAATGGGTTGCGCTCAGTTAAGCCTCTATCGTAAGTATTAAAACCAAAGGCTTCAGAGTTATCTGCTGTGCCATAATTACCCACTACCTTTCTGTAGCGCTTGCGTTCTACTGAGTAAGATTCCTCAGATCGTTTAGTAAAATTAAAATAGTCCCACCCACCTCTGCTGTTTGTCCAGCCTAATCTAATCTTCTCAAATCTGCATTCGTCTGCTGCTTTGAATACAGCTATTGATCGTGCAGATGGATTAGATGCGCTATCTCTAAAATTAATTAGGTAGTGATTCCACGCTGCATCTAATGCAAACATCTCAGCAATGTTAGCAGGTAGTAGTGGAATGTGGTTAATCTTTCCTGCTCCAATCGTGCAAGCTATCACATCAGTTTGCACCGGTGAGCCTGCTGCGTTAAACTGAACTATCTGAACGTCGAAGATATCATTGCCTGTTAAGGTTGTTCCGTTATCAGCAGGAATAGTTAGCACTCCGTAATCATCAGCAAAAGCTGTTATGCCTATCGTGTTAGCGCCTAAAGAATACTTGCTCAGCATGTCATCCATTGCATAAGTGCTACGTACTAAATCACTCATGATGTAGCTCGTTGCTGAGTCTAATGCGAAGTAATCAGATGGATCAGGATTAAAGCCATTACTAATCTGAAACGCTGCGTTAATCAGCGAGCTGCCATCTAATGGGTAAGCTGTAGCCTGCACTTCGAATAAGCCTAATACCTCATAACCTTCATAGATGTTTGTATCTACAGTCATTATGTTACGTGCTGTAGTGTCATCTTGCACTGTGTAGCTACCGAATAAGCTATAAGCTGCATCTGAAGTATTTACTCCTAAATCCATCTTTGAATAGACTACAGGGTAAAGGTCAAACACTAATGCTCCGCTCAAATTAGGCTGCACGTAAAAAGTATTTACTGCGCCTCCGTTCACGCTTACCTCTACCACGTAGCGAAAGCCAGGCTGCCCTATGTTAGTTGACGTAGCCACTACCATAAGCTTCTGCTTTAAGGCTGTATATTGATAGGGCTGCTGATGTATTGTAATTGCCATTAGACAGGTTTAATATTAGTTAATTTTCTCGTTTGATTTAAGATATAAATGTTCACAGCCTCACCCATTGCAGCGTTGAGCTGTGGGCCGTATTCGGGTAAGGTCTCAAGATATGCATCTCTCCAATAATACAATGGTGCTATACCTTTCTTTTCAATACTCTTAGCCATAGCACTTGCTACAGCTAAGCGCTGCTTCTCATCTTTGTTAACTGCTGATTTAGCGAACTTAGTCATCTTGCCTGTGTCACCCATAGCACGTAGCTTAATCTTCTTGAGATTCATCCAATTAAGGATATCAGGTACAGGAGGCTTAGCTGCTCCTGCTGCAAAGCGCTTATCTATACCTGGGTAGTTACTCTCTTTACCTTGTCTACCATATTCTACCCACTTAGCGTAATCTGCTGATGAGTTGAATGCAATAGATGGAGTGCTGCCTGTAACATCTAAGTCATAGTAGAGCGAAGCTGCGAGCGTGCCTGTAGTGTTAGCTCTGCGCTTCTTGCCATACCTCGTTTGCTGAATGCGAATGTTAGAGCGTGCACGATCAGTAACGGTCTCACCGAAATCTAAAAGCACATCGTATAGTGCGCCCTGCTCAAATAGCTCAGCAAGTATGCTCATTCTTTATCAGCTTCGTCTTTTATCTTGTTGAAGAATTGGATTAGTGGCAAGCCAAATTTGACAGGCATCTCTTGAATGAAAGCGTCAAGTTGCTTCAAATGTTCCTCTGTTAAGTTCATAGTTAGAAAGATAAAATTGTAACACCTATTGCATCAGCAACACATTGCTCTACCCACGAATTATCTTCACCCCACGCTGCGAACTCTTGCTCGGTTAGCGTGTAGTTTCCATTTGATAAAACCTTCGAAGGCACTTCTTCAGTAGCTTCAGATTTTAACTCGTAGTAAGTAGTGCAAGTTGTCGCACTTGTTTCAAAGTTGAGAATGAGTACGCTCATCTCTGTTGCTGTCCCTGCGTTTAGAGGGAAAGTGATTGGTTGAATTTTAGCCATTGTTTTATATTGTTTGTTATTATGCTGATGTAATTGTTTCCCACGCTGAAGCACCACGAACGCAAAGTTTACCCAAAGTAGTATCGTAAACAACCAACCCTTCCGCAGGTGAAGCAATAGCGTTCTTTTGCGTTGTGGTCATGCGAGGAGGTAAGAAGCCTCGCGTAGTGCTATTTATTTGAATGTCTGCAGATGCACTAATTGAACCAGAGCCAACAAAAAAACGAACTATACTTATTGAAGTTGAACTATAAGCTGTAATTCTATCTAAGAATAAACTACCTCCGCCCGATTGCGGCATGTAAATTTGACCATTGTCAAAAACTCTAAGCATGTCAGTTCCTGCACTATTCTCAACCCGCAAAGTTACTCCTGTTGTTGTTCCTACTCCCTTAACCCTCGCCGTTCCATTCACATCGAGCTTAAACCCTGCGTCTGTTGTTGTGCCGATGGCGAAGTTTCCTGTTGTTGCAAATATTCTTGCTCTCTCTGAAGCGTTGGTAAAGAATGCTAAAGCAAAAGCATTCAGCGTTCCAAACAATGCTTGTGAACTACTAACACCAATTCTAAAATTGTTTGTTTGTCCAATGATATCAAATTCAGAACTACCACCGTTTTCAATTCTTGCTGTTCCGCGAATATCTAAAGAGCGTGAAGGAGCAGCCGTTCCAATACCCAACCTACTATTAGTATTGTCCCAATAAAACCCTGTTCCCGATGCTCCGAAGAGTACGTTACCCGCAGTTGTTTCAATCGCTCTAAAATCTGCTGCAGCTGTTAGCGTTGGATTGATGTAAAGTCCTCGTGTAATTCCGTTTGCACCGCCTGTTTGGTTTATTGTTTGAGTGACGTATAAACCAACATGCGCTCTTGTTCCGCTTGTTGGTGCAAAAGCTAAGGCAAGTCTGAATTTTTCATCATCTCCGCTTGTTCCTGTATCGGTAGCACTTGACATTCTAAAGTTACCGCTTGCCGTCAAAAAGAATCTTTCGACAGCACTTGCATCGTACATTCTGAATAAGTAGTTACCACCCCCGTTTCCGTTTCCGTAAACAGCCAAAGCAGTATTTGCTACTCCTGCTCCGTTAATTGCAGTTAAGCCATTTAACCTCGCCGTTCCATTCACATCTAACTTGAAGCCAGCGTCTGTTGTTGTGCCTATTAAGACGTTGCCTGTTGTAAAAACAAATTTACCTGCCGCCTTTGAAGTTAAAGTAATACTTGCTGCCGTTGCGTTTCCAATAGAAATATCTGTTGTAGCTGCATTAGTAACTGTATTGTTTACATAAGCATTATTGTTACTATCTCTAATTATATTGGTGTATAATCTTAATGATCGAATATCTGTTGCAACATCTAAAGCATAAGCAGGCGAAGCCGTACCAATACCCAACCTACTATTCGTATTGTCCCAAAACAAGTTAGCACTTTCCTGCAATACATTTCCTGTCCCTTCGAACAACACTCTGCCTACCGTTCCGCTTGTTATTGGTGTAGTGCCTACCGTTAAGCCTGTCGCGATAGTGAATGTTCTATTCGCTGATAAGTCTTGCGTTGTTCCGTTGATTGTGAGCGTTCGCGTTTCGGGTACTGGTGTGTAACCTAAAGCCGTTGCAACCGTCTTGTTTTTCCAAAGGCTTGTTGAACTTTCGTATGTCAAGACATTGTTGTTGATAGGAGTGTCAATATACACGTTGTGCAATTCGTCTAACTCCCAACCATTCATTACCTTGACGTAAATCTTTCCGTGAATAGCGTGAGCGTATTCTACGTAACCTATAACAACAATGTGTCCTGTTGCGCCTGTTGGCTTGACGTTCGTAATTGCTCCTGCCGTTGTTGGTGACAAGTAAAGCACATCTCCATCTGCCCACGTTTCACCTTGCAGACTTCCTGTTGTGTTAATCTCCTCAAGATTTCCAACAGTCATTATGAAGCCTTCTTGATTCGTTGCTATCGTCTCAGTAACTACACCTATTGTATCTGCGCTATTCGTATCGTTGTTGGCTTGTGCTAACGCTACCGCTAAACGCTGACCTTGCGCTCCGCTGATTCTTACCGCTTGATAAGCAGCCTTCGTAAGCGTTGTGTTTGGTGTTACTTTGTTCACTACGCGAGCAACAAGGTCAACCCCATTCTTTAAGATAACAGAACCCCCTTTTAAAGTTGTCTCTGAACTACCTATTGTATCGTTCCAACGCGTTGTTCCAACCGCTGCCGTTCCTGTTGGAGATGTATCTAAAGACAATTGCCCTGCCTTTAATTCGAACTCGCCTAAATTAACATTGCCTGTTGCGCCTGTGTATGGTACTTTGTTAGTCTCTAAATCAGTAACGTCAGTCTGTAGTGCTGTCACATCAGTCTGAAGCGCTGCGATATCGTCAACGATGCTGATGATGGTAGCGCATTCAGGTAAGTCTTCGCAGGTTATACCCACTTGGTCAATGAGCTGATACCATCCTTTTACTCCACTGCTATTAGTACCATAGTAATAAGAGTTACCCGGTGCTTCTACGTCTCCATCTAAGCTAACAAATACCCCATTCTGATCTAAGCTCTCAATGAACTGAAGTGCTCCCCATCCATCACTACCTGAATCAGTTGGAGTGTTATAGTTCCAGCTTGCAGGAATAGAGCATGCGCTCCAATCGTAATCTAATTGCAGCTCAATAGTACCTGTCACACCGGTTAATGTGTGAGTGTATTGCTCAACGAATGGCTCAGAGTTTACCGGGCGAGATAGTACCACCTGATCGCCAAACATATTGCCCAAGTAAATCTCGTTAATTAAATCTTGGAAGATTAATGAGCAGTCAGTAATTGATTCTGCTTGGTAGCCTGTCTTATCTTCTTTATCTCTTGGAAGGTCACTAATGAATATCTCGAATTGAAATGAACGTGTACCTGGTGAGTAGTTAATAGCGCGAGGCTTAACGTGCAGCCATGGCCACTCTGCCTCTTTCTCTAAATCGGCTTGGCTAATCTCACCATGCGTAAACCTTCTCAGTTGGAAATGCCCTGCTGCGAACTGTCTAAACCTATCTACTATTACGTTGTATGTGTAGTTAATTGTGCTCATATCTTATAGTGGAAATTAAGTTAGCTTTTGTTGCATGCTGTTAGCGTAGTCCATCGCATAGGTTAGATGGGTGAAGATTGTTGAAGCTCTTGTTTTAGTAATGGCATCAAACTTAGTTACATCCCTCTCTGCCATCTCTTCGATAACATGCCACCATTGATAAACGCTTGCTAATGTTTCACCTCTTCGGCTAACTGACTGATCTCCCTCTTCAGCCTCTCCAGCTCCGCTTCTAAATATTCTGGTGTATTGTTCACTAAATCGTTTTTGAGTGTCGAAAAAAAAAGCAGCGCAGCATTCACATTGGCTAAGTTTAGCTTACGCATCTGAGGCGCATACTTAAGATGCACATCACTATCATACTCCTCTATCTTGTACTGCATATTAATCTCAGCTGTAACAGGACGGTAAAGAATGCACATAAGCTCAGGTAGCTGATGTGGGAAGTTCTTACTTAATTCAGACAAATCTAACCATTCGCCAAAGGTCATGCTCTTAAGATTAGGATGAAAGCCAAACTTAATACCGTCTATCTCTATGAATTGCTTAAATACCTTCTCATCGTTCTTTAAACCATTAGCATAAGCTGTCACAATTTTTTCAATTTGTGTGACATCAATCTTCCTGATATCATCTCTCTTCAGCCCTGTGATGGCTTGAATCTGACTAACAGTATCTTCACCTGCAGCCATGAAATCTACATAAGTTCCGAGCGTTTGATCTGAATACTTAGTGCTTATTATCTTCTCGCTCATGCTTAAATATTTGTACCGTCTATAGTTATGTTAATGCTCTTTATCTCAGTGCTCAGCTCTTGGCGCTCTATGTACCCTCTCTGCTTACCCTGAGTCTTAAGGTAGAATATCACAGCGCTTGTGTTAGGTGCATCCTTAATAGTTACTACCTCTCCATCATGAGTTAAGGCTTGGCGCTCTGCTCCTTCCATCAGCTTCTTGAGTTGAGATTCTGCGAAGTCTAAAGCTACATTCTTAAGTGATGCTACAGCGGCTGAATACTCAGGATCATTCTTTAACCAATCGTAATGCGTTTCTCTGCTCATACCTACAGCAGCAGCTGCTTCTGTTACGTTGCCTAAGCTGGTAGTTAAGGCCTGTAACATTGCATCTTTTTTCAACGTCAGTTTTTGTGGAGTTTGTCCTTCCGAGTTTGGCTCTGTTTTACTTCCGACTTTGGCACTCATGCTAACTTATTCTTAAAATGTGTTATTAACTGCTCCATCTTACTATCATAGTATTTAGCAAATGTAGTAAAACCTTCGTTATCAGCTTCATAAACTCTAAACATTATACCGCGTAAGCGTTGTGATGGTTTCTTAAGCGTATCTTCTAACTCTGATTTAAGTGATTCTACAGCATCTAACTCCTCACGTCTAAAGCTCTCATCTTTGAATGCTAAGTAACCGAACTGATTAGCTGTACCAAATAGCTCAGCTGCTTGTGCCGGAGTGAGCTCGTTAGTGCCAAAGGTAAGCTTAAGAGTCTTATCTTTTCTTGTGCCTACGCTTTCGAGTTGTGCTGGTATTAATATCATATTGGTAGTCTTTCGTAACTAAAATACTTCAAGAAGTTGTTCATCATAAAATGAGTGTTAGTGCTGCCACCTGGTGTATAGTCTTTAGCTAAAGCATTATCCATTGCTATACCGGCAGCAAGTGCTTTCTTAAAGTCTTTGTGATTAGCGTAGTAATCAATAGCCATTTGTTTATACATGATATTTTTAGATTACAATCGAAAAAAACTATAATAATTTTGGATTACGATCCGCAATAAAGGCAAGCCTCATCCTCTCCACCTTCACCTGCATTTAAGATGCGCTCACATTCT